AAAAATCAACATCATAAAGACGATGAGCTTCTTCACTTGTCGTCCTCCTCTTTTATTTTTGATTTTTTACCGATATTCCCAGCATCTTTGACCCGCTCGACAAATCCCTCTCTTTCAAGGACAGGATCGTCTGGAAGGTCAACCATTGCGCCAGGGTAATATGTCTCCGCCTGTTCGCCGCGCGATTCTCCGCGTGGAATTTTATCCACGCCTTCGATGATAGGCCGGGGAACCAAGACGTTTTTCAAGATTTTGTATTTTGCCATGATTTCCTTTCCGAAAAAACGAGGGGCATCGTGTGCCTCTGTTTTCTCGCTTTTTACGATACAACGGTTTGCAGAAGATATCCGCAATTTGCGTCAACGATGATTTCGTCCTCGTCGATGGTTCCCTCGACATAGGTTCCCTTAACGTTGTCTTCATACCATTTCGCCATCTGCACAGCGGGAGTGCCGTACAGAGATGGAATGAATCCAAGCGTCCGGGCCCGATTCGTCGGGTTCATATCGACACAGGCTCCGATGACATTCTTTCCCCAGATGTAACCCAGGGTTTCCGTCTGGCCTTCCTTGGTGGAGACGTAGAGCGGATTCCCGACCAGGAATTTTTCCACGTCGAACGCGGCGGCCAAGAGTTCCGGCGTCACCTTGCCTTCCCGAATATTCATCGTGTACTTAATCCGGTCCAGGACATAGGGATGGAGTTTAAGTTTGTTGTAAACCTGCCGCCCCGCGACGATGACGTTCATTTCTATCCCGGTGTTGGCATGGATGGAGTTTCGCATCGTCTCCACGTCGTCGAATGGATCGGATGACGCGGACGTGAAGTTGTCCCATCGATCCGCCGAGGCCAGCGCGGAATAATTTGTCAGCACGGAAGAGCTGACCAGGTTTGCGGCCACGCGGTATTCCCGCCCCAAAAGAACGGCGTCGGTCACAACCCGCACAGCCAATTCCTGAAGATCCAGACCCTGGCTGATGAATTCTTTTGCGTCTCGGTCTGCGATTCCGTCATGCAGAGCGCGCTGAATACAGGCGAATGTTCCATCGGTATCCATTTCGACATGCACCGCGCTCGAAGCCGCAAGACGCGCCCGAGCGTCGTCGTATTTGCGGAACATATTTCCTTTTTTGTATTTCCTGTACCGCCCCGTGGTCTTGCCTTCGGTGTTGATGATCGGTAAAACTTGATGGGCGATAAAGGCGTCCGGTCGGTTCGCGTACTCAATCGACAGTTTCGTCAAATACGGATCGACCTGCTGCATTTCATATCTGCTGAGTGACATGGTCTATCCTCCTTTAAGACGTGGTTGTCGGCGCAAGTACGAGCCGGATTGCGAAATGGTCAAGGGCGACTGCGGATTCAAGCGCGATTCCGACCACAAACTGATTGGCGGCATCGTCGGCGATAAGTTCGCCGTCCGTATCAACGACAACGGCATCGTTTTCGCTGATATTTCCGCCGGCCTGAGCCCTGCAAATCCCGTTGATTGCCAGTTCAACTGTTTTTTCATCCGTTGCGGATGCGGAGACTTTTTCCTGGATGATCCCAGCGATAACTTGACCCTTGGTCAAGGACGCGGCGATGATCAGCCCGGATGAAAGTGCTCCCCCAAAAAATTGCTTTGCCGAAAGGTCGGCCTGCGTGGTAAACGAGGCCGCCACAAACGGCGCGCGCGGAATATTCGACATTGATTTGTCCTCCTTTAATATCCGGCTTCTTTGAATTCAGCCGGGTTTTGTTCTTTCAGTTGCCGCTTTGCTTCGGTAAAACTGATTTTTTCTTTCGCGGCATGCGCTTCGATCTTCTTTACCAGACTTGCCGCCGAATCGGACAGCCCGTCACCGTCGGAGCCGTTTTCAGTGGCATTGATTACAGGCTTGGCGTTTTTCAGGAATTCGGTGAATCCCGAACGGTCGGTCAACGCCATTTTACGCGCCTGTTCTTTCTGAGCGGGCAGGATCTTGAAATCCTTGATCCCCTGATCAACCAGCGCGTCGACTTCTTTCAGTTCCAGTTCCTTTTTCAGTTCCAGAGCGGTTTCCGCGCCGGACTTCAAAGCCTGGTACTGCTCCTCGGTCAGCTTCACTTCGCCGTCCTTCGGCTTGGATGCTTCGAGCTTTTCGGTCAATTCCTTGACCTGTTTTTGGAGTCCTTCAACCTGTTTTCCAGCTTCGGTCAGTTTCTTGATTTCGGTCTCCAATGTTTCAACCTTGGCCGATTTTTCTTTCAGATCCCGCACGGCCTCGGCCACATTCCCGTCCTCTTTGAGTCCGAGAATCTCATGGATTTTCTGATCCATTTTGTTGTCCTCCTTGTTGATGTAATTGAGATCGGTCTCAGATAATGCAATGGCCATTTGTCCCTTTTTCAAAAATGGAACGTTTGTCAAGCCGAGGCCGCGCAAAGTGAAACCGTGTGAATTTCCATTTTCGTCTTTCCAGTTTTCCTGAAATGTCGGAGAGACGTGCGTAAATTCCTTATTCTTAATATATTCTTTTGCTTTATCCGTCCACCGGACCAGGGCATATAAAGCTCCGTCTTTCAAAAATAATCTCTTGATCCGTCCGCTGGACTTGGTTTTTTCCGGATCGCTTTCGCTTGAAGGCGGGTGCTCATAGGTGCAGTTCAATTCTCCTTCGCCTTTTTCATCTAAAAGCACGCCTGCACCCAGTTCAAAATTATCCGCCGCGTTTCGGAGTTTCTTTTCGTCTACTTTAAAATCCCCAAAAACTTGGTGTTTGAATTGACCCGGATAAAATATTTTGTGCTCGGAAAACTCCTCAGTCCCGGGATCGGATAGAGCCACGAAGCCGATCTGAATGCCTTCAGGGATATCCTCCTCTTTCAATTTCCATTCTCCTTTTGCGTCTCGATGATATCCCGCTTTCTTAACGGCTGACCATGCGATGGAAGCGCAACTGATTTTATTCGCCTTGCTTTCGATATTGTCCGGATTTTTTTCCGCCCAGGAATCACGGCATGAAGCATAAACTTTTTTCAGGATGCTTTTTGCACCTTCCGGAGCATTTCCGGCTTCCGGTGTTTCCCATGCGCCTTTAGGCATAATCTTTACCTCCAAAAAAATAGCCCGGTTGACCCATCTCTGGATTTTCCGGGCTTCAAGAGCCTCTTTGAATTTACTTTTACGCTTTGAGTGACATTTTTTTGAACCTGCCAAGATTCACGGTTTCACCGCATCCCCGACATATGATTCGAGCAGCGGAAAAATTCGCTTTGAAATTCTTATCGGCAATTTTGATTTCATATTCATCGCCGATTTTCTTAGCGATTAATTTGCCGCATTTACAGCGAACTTCGTCCACTGATTACCCCGTGGTATTTGGCGCGTGGAATGCTTTGAACAAGCCATTTGCGGATAAGGCCACGCATACGGCCAGACCGACATAAATGACCACGCCCTTTGCTGGCAATTCCGGCAAGCAAGCGACGAATGAGGCCGCGATTGAGACCACAACCGCGATCATACCTTTGGCTTTGATCACGCGCTTCATGGCCTCAACCACACCCACCACAACAACGCAATAGAGGGCCACTGACTGCAAAAACTCTGGTGAAAACATACAAACCTCCTTAAAGTTTTTTTGCGGCGATCGCCGCCGCGACGTAAAGCAATGATTCCAATATTTTCAGAATCTTCTTGACAATTTTTTTCGTCCTTGATTCGGGATTTCGTCGTTCAATAAACCCCTTCGCCTGCAGGAAAGCATCATAGGCTTTTATAATATCCCATTTCGCTTTTTCCTGCCAACCCAATTCCTTGTACTCAAGATGAAATTCTTTTACCCGGATTTTCATCGTGGCATCATTAATATTCATGACAATAACCTTACTCTTTCCGCAAGTTCCTCTGCGCGTGCCGGCGTTTGATCCGCCCAGTCACTATCAAGCATATGATCGGCAGCCATCTTGAAATCATGCCTTTTCATGGCTTCAATGGTATTTTTGAATTCAGCGAATCCTTCAATTCCTATTTGATAACACATTTCGATAATCACCTTTTGAATCGGAAGAGGCATGCTCAAAAACCAAACGAATGCTTTATCAATTTTTTCAATAAATTCAAGAACCTTTCGGCGTAATATTATTTCAGCCTCATTTTCTTTTAAGTCAAAATCCTTCATTAAAAAACCGTAACCAATAGTTTCAAATCCTCTCGAATCGAGATAAATTTTTGATTTAAATCCCTCGTATTTTTTAAGATTTCTTATTACATCTTCATACATTATTTTTTCCTCATAAGTATTCCTTCGATCCGTTCCAGACGTGAACTCATTTCACCACGAAATTGTCCGATCTCTTTTGAAAATCCTTGTGTCCGTTCATCGCAAATATCAGTTTTTACATATCTTCCACTCGATTTATTTTTGATGGATACAATCATAACCTGAGCCGTTGCAATTGACAGCCCGGCAACCCCGATTCCAATTCCAAGAAATTGCAATCCGTCCATTATGTTTCCTCCGCGCTTTCGTAAATGTTTATCCCGCGACAGCGGAACCCGCCCTCACAGTCGATATATGGCCCACCCAAAAAATCATCAACAATGGGATCGTCCGGAGAAAATCCGCCGGCGGACATGCTGGCCGCATCAAGCTTGGAACAAGGACCGCAGGTATTTTGGTCCATCACTTCCGATCTCAGTATTCTTCCAATTCCATCTTTATTT